AAGAAATACTTACCGATTCGCTTATTGTAGCATTATCTGAAAGAGATTTGCTAAAAGTAAGGACCGATTGTTCAGACATTATCAGCGAGTCTGATCTATTTGAATTGAACGCAGAAGCAAGGCTCTCTACAATGGATGTAGAATCCTGAACCCCATCTGCTGAGTTCAAGTTTGTAGATTCAGTTACACTAATCTGATCTGAAAAAACATTCTGTCCACCTAAAGATAACACTTCTGAGAGAGATAAACTATCAGAAGGTGCAAGAGAAATTAAAAAAACTGGAGCGGCATCTGAGGGACCCACAGAATCAGATTTTACAAGCTCTGAACTTAAAGCAGCAGACTCTGAAACATTGAGAGAATCTGCTATGCCAGGCTTAGATACTCCAAAAGCAGGAGAATCAGAGACTGAAAATACATTATTTTTATTAATACCTGACTCTGTAGCTAAATCATCTGAGGCACTTGCAGTATCATCCATTGCCGCTGCATCTGTAAATGTTCTTATGTAAGAAACAATTCTTGCCAAAGATTCTGACATTACTATATCTCCTCCAGTTGAAACTGAAGAATTTACCTCTCCTCCCATACCACTATGGTTTGTACAATAATAGAAAAGAGTCGTAGCTGTGCTATTTGTTACTTGTATTCTTGTGTATGCACCACTTGAGCCTGCTGTACCGTTTGTAGTAACTCCAGTTGTGTATTCACTTCCACTATTATGGGATCCATTTGCAGTCTCACTAAATCTAAATGGGTGTCCAGAGTTGCTAGATGCAGAGGTGTCAAAAGTATATGTATTCCCAGACACTAAATGAACTAATGGAGAAACGATTCCATCGATATAATATTTGTTTCCTGAACCATAATTATTAACACCAGATGCTACAGTTACTGCAAAATCAGTATCAGAAGAGCTTTGAGTTGATGTGGCTGCTCCCATGCCGCTGTGATTTGTACAGTAATAATGAAGGTCTGGAGTTGAGTCAGATACCACAATTCTAGTGTAAGCTCCCGAAGAACCTGGAGTGCCATTAGTTGTTACATTTGTAGTGTATTCAGATCCTGAATTATGACTTCCATTTGCTGTTGTAGAAAATCTTAAAGGATGTCCAGAGTTACTTGAATCTGACTGATCAAAGGTATATGTAAACCCTGAATTTAAAATTAATCCAGGACTAGACAAACCATCTATATGATATTTATTTCCAGATCCATAGCTATTTGTGGCTGAAGCTACTGTTACGGTGTATGTTTTTGTTGTTGGTATTTGTGAACCATCGTCAACATTTTTGCCTACTAACTTGGCATCTGATTCTGATACAGAAAGCGTGTCGGTATTTACTTTTCCTGTTTCAATTGCAGGCGAGTCTGAAAATGACAAGCTGTCAGCTTTAACTAAATCTACTTCTACCTCAACTGGATCTGTAAATGATACGCTGTCAGTTTTACCAAGACCTACATTTCTAAGAGCTTGTTCTGAAACTGTTGCAGTATCTGCCTGGATACTATTAAATAATTTTGCAAGATCTTCAGTAACTGTTGGAGAATCGGATTTGCCTAAAGATGTGTCTTTCGATGTAATAGCCTCAGACATCGAAGGAGAATCAGTAAACCCTCTTACATACTGAACTACCCTTGAAAGACTTTCAGTAATAGTTGGAGTGTCTGACTTGCCTAAATTAAATGTTTTTACTGGATCTTGATCCGCAACTGAGGTGGAATCTGATTTTCCTAGACCAACACTTCTAACATCTGTATCTGTAAAAGTGATTGTCTCTGCATTTGGAGAGTCAAGAGAAGCCATAAAGTATAGATTCTTAGTATCAGAATCTAAGGTTAGAACTGTACTAAGATCTATAAAATCAAGTCTTGTTTTAAGATTTACAAACTCTAAAAGAGTTGTGGTATCAGACGATGCCTGAAGGGATGCAAACTCCTGTTTGGTAACTTGAACTTGGAGAGCAGAAAATTCTACCTTTAGTCTTATAGCCATTAGTCAAAATCATCTCTCACATTAAGTTTTATTAAATCATTGACTGTTTGAATATTGCCATCTGACTTTGTAAACTCAACCTCCGCTTCAAAAATTCCTGCTGAAGGAAATGTATCTGATGGGAATAACATAGCAACCTTACCAGCAGAAGCATCTGTAATTGATGCTGTTATAGTTTTAAGTATTGTTGTTTCACCAATCTCTCTAACTCTTATTCTCACAGTTCCGCCTGTAACATCTATAGGAGCAAAAGTATCTGGATCTTCTGGATCTAAAACCTGTCCGCTTGCCGCAGTATTACTGTCTTTAAGAGTAATAGTTAGCTCTGGCAAAGTATCGCCTTTTACTAATTTTATTGTTTCTGAATATGCCACTATACAAACTCCTGATATTTAACTGTAAGAGGAGCACCTACATTTCCGTATTTTGCTTTTCTAACAGCTTGTGCCTCTCCTTTATCATACATTCTTTTATTAAGATCTGCTGCTTGAAGATCGCTCCAGGGACTATCTTTCATCATTTGCAGTCTATATAAAGCACCATGTACTATTGTTTCCATGTACTCATTAGCTATTATAGAAGGTATTGTCGTTGCTGTCTGTTTAGGTTTTAGAGAGTAAAGAACATAAACCTTTTCATTGACTGTAGGTGTAGGAGCAAACAGAATAGTTTCTTGATCTCTCTGTGTGTAATACTTTACAGCTCCCTTGCCGTATACATCAAAAATAGAAACAGCACCTATCTGTGCTTTGGCTTCTAGTTTGTAATATCTTTTTTGTGAAACCTGGTTGCCAGTAGATTCAGAAAACTCTTTGTAAATATCAATTATATGATTTAACTCAGTACCAACAGGTATATCGAGATCTGAAGAGCTATACTCGTTGAGGTTTTTAACAACCTGTAAAAGGGTAAGATCTTGTAAATAAATATCTGTGTTGACACAAAAATCAATAAGAGTGTTTCTTAGTTCTTCAACGGCAAGAAAAGAAGGGCAACTTGGTGCTTCTCGTTTTACTTTAGGTACTAAAGTTTCTATCTTTTTTGATACTGCCATTATTCATTACTGTACTGGTGTTGATGGTCTAGGTGAAGTTCCAGCATCAACTTGATTCTTAATTCCTATTGCACTTTGGAAAGATTGTAAATATGCACCAGCTCTTTGCAAATCTCCTGCATACTCTGCATCTTTTAAATAAGATCTGTACAAGATGTAATCTAAAATAGCATTAGCATAAATATCATCCAAAGATATAACTGTGGTAGCTGTACTAAAATTAGCTATGCTTATATTAGAGGGGGCTGAACTATAAACAATACTTATAGTATGACCACCGCCTGATGGATGTGGATACACATAAAAAACCTTTGGGTCTACTGGATCATAGATGTAATGTTCTACTGTCGTTCCAGTTGTTCCGTGCCAATCTTCTATCTGATCATCTAAAACTCTTTTCTCTATATTTGTTATAGGCTTGGTTGTAGGAGAATTATTCTTATAAATATTTAATAATCTCAAACCAGCTGCTGGAAGAGTTTGTTTAGATGCTTGTGCTAAAGTAAAAGATTCATTGACTGGATTCGCATCAGGTCTATAAAGAACTATCTCTCTTTGAGCATCATTTAAATACCCAAGAAGTGTAGCCTGAGTCCATCTTACATTTGTTGTGTCCTGTAAGATCTCCTCTGCTTTATCTATGATATCAATTACTTTTACTGTTGCCATATTACAATCCTAATTTTTTAAGTTCTTCTTTGGTCAAAGATCTTTTATCATAAATAAAAGTCCAATACTCTTCTCTGTGCAAAGGATTCCAACGAACTACTCTACCGCTTTCTCCTTTAGATGCTATTGGTTGTCTCTTTGAGGTCTCTTGAACTGGCTCCTCTACAACCTCTGAATTGTTTTCAAGAGTATCAAGCTTGTCCATTAAGTCTGCAAGTTTTTCTTTTGGATTTAATTTGACATTAAACTTTTCTTTTGCAACCTTTAAAACTTCATCTTTCTTCATTTCTTTTTCCTCGCTTTTATATTTCCAGTCCTCGAGGCTTTTCTTGATCCTTTTGGTCCTAGAACTTTTACTAAGGTACCATAAACATAGGCATTCAATCTATCGCCTGTTAAACCTTTCTTCTTGCCCTGAGCAGTAAGCCTACGCTCAAGAGCTTCTTTTTTTGATCCTTTTGGCATTTTACTTTAAAAGAGGGGAGCCGAAGCTCCCCAACTCTATAATTAAGAATTTAACTTAATTTCGCCAATTGCTGTTGGTATGATTACCTTATAGCCATAAACAGATAATCCTCTCACACCATCACCGAATGAAGACTCAAGTCTTACAGTTTCAGTATTAGTCATTTGAGAAGCATATGCTACAGCTTTAGGGTGACCAAAGAATCCAGTAGTCACAGATCCACTAGTAGGTAGATTGTTAGATACATAGACAGTAAATCTATCGATCATTCCAATGTTACCATTTCTTAGTGGAGACTCAGCATCACCTGTTAGGTATGCTTGCTTAAGGTCTGAATTTTTAATGATCGCAGCAGTTGCTGGGTCAATAATCATGAACCTTTCTGTTTCTGGGATATTATTTTGGTCTAGTGTTTTACCAGCAGTCAAAATGTGCCCTAAGATGTTACCTGCATTAGTTCCAGCTTC